GAACGATTGCATATTCAGCGTTGTCCTGAACATAAACAGGAGATGGGAACACGAAAGTAGTTGGAGTGTCGTACTTAGGTACAGAAACACCATCAACCATAACAGCATTACTAGAAAGATTGACTTGTTCTGGTTTCAGAGAAACTTTAGAGAATGGCAGAACCAATTTACCTGGATATCCGTTAACAACTTCACGAAGTTCTAAGTTGACTGGAATCTTAGGATCCTTAGACGCAAAGAAGATGTCGATCTTAGTTAAGAACGCACCACCCTTTTGTTGGACCAAGAAAGTTTGAGCCAGAGGATCCCACCAGCCAGTGTCAGCAACTACACGCTCAGAAGTTTGAACGATAACACGGTTGTCACGAACTTGTTCTTCAACAAGCTCAGCGTTGCGAACTGCATTAACAGTTTGCTGACGAGTCTCAAGAATACCTTGAGCACGGTACATAGCACGACCGCGAGAAGTGAATGCGCCTTGTGCTTGGTTAGTATCAACCAATTTGAACTCACGCTGTCCAGCACGGAAGCGGATAGAGTCAGTGTTGGGGATATTGAATAGTAGGTGAACATCACCACTAAAGTTAGTGACGATAGAACCACCAGTAGAACCAGAAGCGATAGACTGGAAAGTACCACGAGCGCCAGTAATAGATCCTAGAATCTGCTCAGAAGCAGAGAAAGTTCCTTTGACATTATGCACGAACAGAGCGTAGGTATTACTGTCTGGGTTATATTCAGTGCCAACAACAACTGCAGTTGCGCCAGAAGTCTGACCAGTAATAACATCACCTTTATTCAAACATACTTGCGAGTCGCCGTTAATACGACGAGCAGTATCAGCTGATAGACCACCAACATTAGTTTGAGTGTCGAAGACGCCAGAAACTGGGGTGTAGGTGATTTTAGATGCAGTCGTGCAGTACGCAGAAACATCGATATCGTCGAAGAATGGGTAGAAACGAGTGTTTGGTTTTAGACCACGAACTTGAACTAAGACGTTACGGCTACGGATGTAAGGGATAGCTGCAGTAGAAAGAACACGATCAGCAACAACTTGACGATCGATTTTAGTAACTAGAGTAGTCTTAACCCCAGTACGAGCCTGACCGATTTGAGTAGCAACAACCTGAGTGCTGATTTCTCTACGATACCAACCGCTGTTTGACGGACCATTACCGAAACGTGCTTGAATGTCTGCATTGTTTGCAGCACCGCCAGTTAGGTTATAAGATCTTGTTCCTACGACAGAAGAACCACTCCACTGATTTTGCCACGCATTCCAAACAGTACCTAGAACACCTGCCTTTTCAGCGATGTTTTTAATAGTGTTGAAGTTACCTTCAACTTCAACAACTAAGTCTGGACGACGATCAACTTCGAACCAATCATCAGTTGGTGGGTTCAGATTAACAACACCAAGGAAAGTGAAGATGGCGAATGGGTTAATGTTCTCTAGACGAGAAGCATACTCTTGCTTGATAAGCGGTACATGCTCAGTGACTGGTAAAGTGATAACATCACCATACAACTGGTAGTTTGCAGCTGCTCGTGCAGCTGCAGTAGAATTCTTCTCAATGAGATTGACGTTATTCATCGCAAAGAATGGACGCAGTTCTGCATTTTCCATATCAATTGCGCACAGGTAGTCTGGACTGTTTACGTCGCCAGTATTATGCCCTGTGAATCCGTCAACGATAAAGCCATTTTTGAAGCGTGATTCACCAGAAGCGTCTATAATATCTAGAGTCTCTGTCTGCTGCTCTAGCAGAGATAGAGATGTATAATATTCAAGATTATCAATACGCTTCTCTAGCTTACCGATGTCACGCATCGTGTAACGCTTATTATCAAAAGATTGAATACTTACGTTGCTGCTACCAGTACCAAAAGTGTACGGCTCAAGAGTTAGATTATAAAGAACCATACCCAAAGCTGGGTCGAGCGCATCGCCTGGATTTAGAGATGGGACACCATCAATAGCAAAAAAGTTGCCATTGAAGTCGATAGCAATTTTAGTCTTGCGTGCTAGGTAGTACTGGAAGTCTGCGCGAATGTCAACACCACGTTTTGGTACTAGAGATACAGAAGATCCAGAACCTGAGAAGGTAGTACCGTCGTCGGAGATACGTGGGCGGAAGTCAATCACGTCACGAAGTGATGTGCCTTCATAGTAAGGAATTGCTGAGAAAGCAACATTACTTGGGTAAGAGTTAACCGTGAAGTAATCGCCAGTAGAGTGAGAGAAGTATTCCCACTTAACTTCAATCGGCGCAGTTGGCGCAGAGTAAGAAGATTTTAGAACCAAGCGAGCAACATCATAGTGTGTGATACGTTGACCATTATCAAACTCGAAACGATCAGTGATGTCGATACTGTAAGTAGAACCTGGACTTGCAAAAGTTCCAGATTTCATCTTAACGCTGATTAAACGATAACCGTCTGCCTTACCTAGTAGCAGTTCAGTCTTAGTAGTCGCAGCTTGTGTGGTGAAAGAAGTAGTATCTGTTACAGAAACCAGAGTCTTAGACTTCTCAGTTAGTGTAACTCCAGACTTATTAACTGCACCAATGATAATGAATGGTGTAGAAGCAAAAGTGTCTGGCAGAGTGAATTGAACAGTAGAACCAGATACGTTGATTGCACTTGGAACAACAATAGTGCCACCAGAAGTAGCGCTGTTGTTGACTAGAATATAATTATCAGTTTCAGCTGCAGAAGCAAATGTACCAGAAGATGTAGTAGCAGTAAGAGTACAAGTACCACCAGAACCGCCAGAAGAAGTGCCAATAAACTTCTCATAAACTGAGTAAGTAGTATCATTAGTTCCAGAAGAACTACGAACAGACTTGATAGCGTAGTATGGTAGTTGGTAAATTAGGCTAGAATTCTCTGGCTCATAAATCTCAGTACCAACACGATCTAGAACAGAACCAGTTACACGTCCGCTAAATGCGCTATCAATAGTCAAAGAAACTTGACTTGCGATAGCAGTAACACGTTTCATTTCTGCGTTACCGATTGTGTTAACAACACGGATGTAATCGCCAACTACTAGGTCAGTCTGGAACGAAGTACCAGATCCAGTCAAAGTAGTTGATGATGCAGAAACAGAACCAACCAAACGCTTGGTGATTGGTTTGATATCAGCAGAGAAGCTAAGTTGTGCGTCGCTGGATACGTTATAGTACATAGACTTAACCTTGCGGTTAAAGTCTTGGTTATTGTACATTTTAACGTCGAACAGGGAAACTTTATAAACAGCTGCCTGAGTAGAGCGGTCTCCGTCATGCCATTCGATGGCACGGATACGAGCAGTACCAACTGCAGTACCGACTGCAGTACCACGACCAGCTGAGTTAGTTACTTGGCTGTATAGAGTAACAGTTGCAAAAGAATCAACTGGAGGTAAGCTGTTTACATTAGTGACTAGAACATAGTTACCAACTGTGGCTGGAACAACTGCGTTGTCTACTTGAACGAAAGAACGAGACTTATCTACAGTAACATACTCAGTAGCGATCTTTTCGATCTCATAACCCTGAACGTATGATTTTCCTGGCTCTAGACCAATGGCAAGTTTTTCTTCACTACCACCATCTTCTGGATCATAGATACCACGGTTGTAGTAAGGTTGAGTGTTGTATTCCCACTGAACACCAGTAGAACCTGGACCGTCATATGCAGTGCCAGTAGTGTGAGTAGGTGGGACGTTAATAGAAGTTGCGCTGTTCTTAGCTACATATGTAACACCATTGTATGTAACAACGTCACCGATCAAGTATGCTTTGTTTTCAGCCCAAGAACCACGATTGTTATTGCGGTGTTCACGAACATCAATAGCAAAATTACGAACAGTGTAGTTACCAGACTCGTCATAAGTTCGACGAGCAAGAGTCTTTTCTAACTCAGAGTACTCTGTTTTAATTACGTGACGTTTAATCTGACCACCATCAACACGAAGAAGTTCTACGAAGTCTACGTCATCAGTAGACTCAATAGTTCGTGTAGTTAAAGTTAGGTCGATGTAGTAACGGTGAGCACCTGGAGCCGCAAAGTTGTAGCTGTTTTGTGCGTTATCCAGAAGCATCTCATATCCTGGATCTTCTGGAGTAATTAGTTTCTCATCT